CATAGATATCTGACTTTTCTCTCATACTGACAGCACTGAGATGGGTTAGATATGTCTATAGTCGAAGTCGTGTCACAATTAATTATACTGAGACCGTTACAGACATCTGGTTTATTATCTTTATCTGGAAATGCTTCATTGAACGCCTTAATAGAAATTGAAGGTATATCGGGAGCTTCATCTAAAAATCTATCATAGTCTGTACGACACTTCCTGACCAACTCTGTAATATCTGCACGATGTGCAACATCTAGGGATAATTCCATATCTATATTTCGATAGTACTTTGAATACTGTTTGCACATAGCAGAATGTGCCACTTCTAAGTTTGCACTTTGACCAAACTTACTGACGGATGTGAGAATACCGCCGATTACATTTAGGAATGCGAAAAAATACATTACAATCATAATCCTTGTCTTCGTGTCCGAATCTACATCGTCGTTTCCACTTGGATTAAGAACTGCGAAACCACCAACACCCGTGATACTCGCAATGACTATACTTGGGTAGGACAAGTAGTCGTGTTGTTGTTTATAATAGAGTCGAGCGTGGTTGTGAAGCCATCGGTACCCAGCGGCTTTCTCTGCCCACCTGACGAGAAGCGTCTCTTGTTTATCGCACCAAAAATGTTCATGGGGCACATCCACTTCACCCATTACACTTACACTTAGTCTATATATTTTTCAAGTTCCGGTTTCATTTCCTGTACCCACCATTTCTTTTTTTCTGGGTCCCATTTCGCCCCATGGGATTTCGCAACGTCTTTTTCGTCAAATGGAACATTTAGATATACGCGAGTCATCCACGCCTTCGCTTCTTCTTCAGTTTTGAATGATTTATATACCGCACCTGGGTACCCATCCACTTGTTCCTTAGCTTCGTCCCATGTAGTATATATACCCGGGGTGTGTCCCTTGAATATACTATAAAACTTTTGTCCCTTCGGTTTGCTTGTTCCACCGGCAGTCTCGAATGCTAAAGTATCGACTTCTTCATTTTTGGGATCTCCGTTGTGCGCCTTTACCCATTTCCATTCAACGACTTTCAACTTGTTACGCACGTCATCAATAGCAATCCATAACTCTTTATTTTTAACCGGTGTGCCCGTGGAAGTTACCCAATCGTTCTTTTTCCATTTTATAATCCATGAAGTGATACCATTCTTCACGTATTGACTATCCGTGAATATACAAACTTCTTGGATATCCCTCTTCAAACATTCCTCGAGGGCTTTGAGAATCGCCGTCATTTCCATTGCATTGTTGGTTGTGTCAACCTGTTTACCAGATAATCTAAACAGATCACTAACCACACCCCAGCCACCACGTCCAGGATTTCCCAAACAACTGCCATCAGTGTAAACTTCATACATAGTTAGTTACTGGGTTTATCCTTATATTCTGAAGCTTTCTTTGGAGTTTTACAGATGATGTCACCACAATGATCCCTATTTTGATACACAGAATTTATGGATGTTGCCACCTCACTACACGACTTAAGCGACCAACGTCCTAACTTGGGTTTATCAAATTTGAAAAGAGTTTCGAGGAGTTTCTTAAACATATTTAATTAGAGTGGTTACTCTTTATGCGACGACCTTCGTTGATGACCTTCCTTCGTTCTTCTATTGGGATTCGTTCACCGGTGAGTTTACTATTTGAGCGTCGTTCGTCACCCTCGATGCGACGTAGTTGAGTGATGATCTCATAGGTTTGAGGTTGCTTTAAAAGTTCCTCTTTGAGCTTTTCTCGCTTTTCGGCAGTCTGTTGTCTTCGTCTTTCGTTGTAGTCAGCCTTTGATTGATCGGAACGTACATTGTGCACATACGTTCCTTGTTCATACAGTTCTTTCATCAATTTATTCGGTTCTTCGAGTTCGGGTAACCGTTCCACTTGTCTGGTCGAGAGGCCATGTAGAGCGTTATACAGTTTTCTTTTCTCTTCGATTTCTCGTATGGCTTCATCTTTGTCTTCGAATGATTTTTTCCACCATACATCTTCATCATGACGAATACAAGCGATCCACCGATTACTTGTTTTACACCAATACACTCCTCTCGCACCTGAAATATTATTTTTGTTTAAATTCGCTCGGTGTGCCACGTTCGCACTTTTGGATACTACTCTAAGATTACACCTTCGATTATCGAGTGTGTCTCCATTAATGTGGTCAACAACTCTATTTGGGTCATTATCATCTATTCCCAATAGTAAGAGTCGATGAAGTCGGATCTTTTTTCGACCGGTAGGACAGCCTCGCCAATCCGACGTAGCGTAGTTGTTTTGGGCACCGCTCAGGTACCAGTTTGGTAGTTGTTCGATTAATTCGTGGTCCTCTTTGTCGATGGCGAAAGAAATACCTTTCAATCTTTCAGACTTAAATGGCACGATGACATACGTTTCACTCATTTTTATTATGATGTAGCCTTTATTCTTTAAGCTCGCATCCCTCCATTTCAATGTAAAAAATTAGGATATTTGAGTATCTTAATTTTTATGAGTATGATATGATGGTATTTTAGACCATAATGAGATTAGTTTGAGAAAGCCAATCCGCCCATCCCCGATTGAATTCTAAGAACATTGTAGTTGGTCGCGAACATGTGCATGTTGGTCGCGTCACCAGCGGGGTGCTGGACGACCTGGACCTGCGCGTTATCGATGCGCGAGAAGTTGCACGTGCCAGTGGGCTGGTGCTCCTCGGGCTTGAGCGCGAAAGAGTACGAGTAGATACCGGGCATGGGGTTGCCGGAGTGGTGGTTATAGGGTTGGACCTGGTTGAAGTACTTACCCTTCTGTTCCTTGAAACGATCCTGGCCGTTGAGGATGAGCTTGAAGGTGTTGAGGGGACCGGCGGCCTCCTCAGTGAATGTCCCGGACCCACCTTCGCTACCGATCGCGAGGAGGGGCGTGCCGACCGAGGACAAGGACACGAAGCAGTTGGAGTCCGAAGAGTTGGGGTTGGATTGGAGAACAACGGAGGAGTCGGTGGAGACGTTGGAGAAGTTCCACAGGGTGTTCTTGTTGGCGGCAACGTTGGAGAAGCACCAGACAAGCTCCTTGACGGGGTGGTTGTACGAGAGGCGGACCTGCTTGGTACCGGCGGAGGTGACGGTGTCGGTACCAGTGTGCTGGACCTGCTCGATCAGGTATTCATGACCCTTCTGCGCGAAGCGACGACGCTCCTCGGTGTCGAGGTACACGTAGTTGGCCCAGACCTTGAAGGTTTGCACATCAAGGAAGGAGTTGAAATCGGACGCGAGGTCGATGTCAATGCGCACCTCGTGGTACTGGAGGGCGATCAGAGGCAAGTACAACCCGGGGTTCCTGTTGAAGAAGAAGATGAGGGGCAAGTACACAGTCTTACCGGTAGAGGCAGTGGTCATCTTACCCCAGGTAGCCTTCTTGGCCTCATCCAAGTAAAGCTCGGAGTACATGCGCCACCACTTCTGGTAGTGCTTGTCGATGCGCTGACCACCGATGGACAGTTCAACGTTGTTGATGGCACGCTCGGCGACCCAGTTGCAGTCATCGACGAGGGAAGACGAGGCAGTGTTGGAGGAAGCCGACTTGAGCTCGATGTACATGTCACCGACGAGATCACCGTTACGGGCGACAGTCACGGACACGCGGCCGGAGTTGGCGGCAGTACCGTTGACGGTCTGCTCGATGTTCTCCATGGCGAAGTTAGTGTGGCGCTTGTATTTCGCCTGGAAGAAGGTCACCTCAGGGTTACCGGTAAGGTAAACATCCTGGGCGCCGTAAGCTACGAGTTGCATGAGACCACCGGCCATTTTGAGAGTTGTTGTACTCTACACGGAGAAAATAAATTTGGGGGAACGCGCATTTCCTGACCCCAATTTTTCTCAGTCAATAATAAATGTCGACACAGCCTGATGAATACGAACTAGAGGAAGGTGAAGTTGTATCCGAAAGTGAGGATGAACTTTCCATGTCCGAGGAGGAAGAACCCATGGAGGATAGTATCGATATTGCGGAACTCATGACTTCCCTGCTGGCCACAGATGATGGTGACACAGTCTGCTCGGCCCTCGTGAACATCGCGAACCAACTCCAGACCCAAAATAAAATTTTGATAAAGATGCTGAGCAGGATGAATTCGGCTTAAGGATTAAATGTGTAAGTAAAACAATGAAAGTCACTCACTTCATTGATAAGGATCCAAATATTTATGAAGCACTCACGGAGCTTCAGAAACGAAATGTCCAATCAATGAATGAAGAACAGGTACTAAAGATCATCGAAGACTTCGAGTTCAGGTGGTATCTTCACGACACAGAAGGATACTCTTCCTGTATGGAACGGGCGACTCGGTTGGGGTACCATCAATTTATTCACCCTGATAATTTCAACGAGGATGGTATTCCGAAATCCGATCATATCGACATCATGGCTATCCGTGGTATCAAGAACCGAATGATAAATTACCTCATTCAGTTGAACAATCACGTTCAGATCCATATGAAAGAATATACATATGATGACGAGGTCACGATTAATAAGCGACTCAATAATGTCATCCTCCAAATCGAGGATGGCTTCGAGAATGTGAGACGCCACCAGATTTCATACGAGAGGGTAATCGCCCCCACAGCCCTCCCCCAGGTGAGTGTCTATACAGACCCATCCACGATGGACGATGAAGAGATTGAAAAGTCCTCACCTTTTCAGAAGTGTTTGATGATCACTCTCAAAGAAGCGTATCGCGCTGGATATCGTCGCTACAAAGGGCAATGTTGTGAAGAAATCAAAACGGTCGAGGGGTATAGAACACGAGCCTGGAACCCTCTCTTCACGATCGAAGAGTTTGTCTATTCCCTCCCGAAGAAGGAGAGTAATTTTACGAACTGGAAGAATTTTACGAGTAAGGGTTCGATCTTTAGAGATGTGATCGACAACATCTCGAAGTGTACCGACGCACAATTCCCCGAGATTAAGAAGCGACGTCACGTGTGGGCCTTCAAGAACGGTGTCTTTGTTGGTAAGGGGTGGATCCCCGAGATAGGGGCCTATGGGTGTCGCTTTTACCCGTACAAGAGTGAGAAGTTCGCATGCCTCGACCCGAGCATCGTCGCGTGTAAGTACTTCGACCAACAATTTGATGACTTTTCTCATATCGAAGACTGGACCAAGATTCCTACACCTTTTTTTGATTCGGTGCTAAAGTATCAAAAGTTTGAGGATGAGGTGTGTAATTGGGCGTATGTCATGGCTGGTCGCCTATGCTTCGATGTCGGTGAGCTCGATGGGTGGCAAATTATCCCATTCTTCAAGGGGATCGCGAGATCTGGTAAATCAACCCTCATTACCAAGGTGTTTAAGAAGTTTTATGAGAACGAGGATGTAGGTACCCTCTCGAACAATATCGAAAAGAAGTTTGGTCTCTCGGCGATCAAAGATTCCTTCATGTTCATCGCCCCAGAGGTGAAGGGTGACCTCGCACTCGAACAGGCGGAGTTCCAGTCTATCGTATCTGGTGAAGATGTATCGATCGCGGTGAAGAACAAGACTGCTATGTCCTTCGAATGGAAGGTCCCAGGTGTTCTCGGTGGGAACGAAATTCCCAACTGGAAGGATAATTCGGGGTCCGTGCTTCGTCGTATTCTCCCTTGGAACTTTGGTAAGCAGGTACAGGATGCTGATCCTCAACTCGACGAGAAACTCCACAATGAACTGCCGATCATTCTTCTGAAATGTGTCAGGGGGTACCTCGATTATTCTAACAAGTACAGGAACAAAGATATTTGGAATGTTGTACCTAAATATTTCAAGACGATCCAAAAACAAGTGGCGATGGTGGCCAGTAGCCTTACGAACTTTATGGAATCTACGTATGTGATCATCAGTGAGGATTCTTTCGTCCCCCAGAAGGAATTCGTAGCCAAATTCAATCAACACTGTAAGGAAAACAACCTCGGAAGTCACAAGTTTCACCAGGACTTCTATGCGGGACCTTTCAGTTCGCATGATATCGAGGTACGCAACGATACGGTTAAATACAGAGGAAGAATCTGTAAAAATCAACCGATCATTTATGGTCTGGACATAGTATCCGATGACCTCACCTTCACAGACGATACCTAAAAAAAATATATCTTTAGTAATATGAGTCAGAGTGTCAAGGAATTTGTCCGACAATCTGGTGTCCAAGTTCAAAAGTCGAACTCAAACTCAAATGACGAGTTTGCACGAGAACTCGAAGAGAATATGCTCCGAAGAGAGCGTGAACGAGCTGCGGGATTTCGCACCCCCCCTAGACGAGTACCTCGTCCGGTCCAATTTCCTGTACGACTTCAACAAAACTTGATCAGTGAGACGAACTACAGAGGTGCGTTTAGACAATTCGAAAATGAATTCTCGGATGTGAATGAAGAACAAATTGCCAACAACATTCTTCGTGAATTTGATCAAAATACCGTCCCACTTCAATTTAGTAAATTTAACCCAGGTATGTTCAACGTATTGGTTGACTCTGGGTTTGGACCAAAAGATGCTGTCATCGATCTTAAAAAAATATTGGTAAAGAGTCCACTCCCAAAAACGCCTATCGGTGAAGGTCTTTATCTGGACACAAAAGAGATACGAGGTGTGTATGGGAGGTTTCAGACTGGATTTTCTCACACGAAAGAGTTTGGACCCAAGGGAAATATGAATAGGAACTTCGCGAGTGTGCAAATCGCGATAACTGTTTCGAATGATGTAGAAAGCCAAGGTGGAATCTGTAATATTTATAAGAATGGTAAAGTGGTCATTCGTAACGGATTTATCGGGACGAATATCACGAATCAACCCGAACTGATCCGACGTTTCATCGTGAATACGTATACAGAGCGTCAGCCATTTTTCTATAATCCCTTCACGTATAACAATCTGAGTGGTCAGTTTAGGATCAACGGTACTTTTAAGAGTTTATCCGTGATCGCGAGTCGCCAACGAATGTACGGTATGACGAACATGTCGATCGTCGAAGAACTCACACCTTTCCTTTATGTACCCATCGAAGGCGCGACTTTGATTTTTTCTAAAAGTGGTAACATCCAGATCGTAGGTGTGAAGTCACCCGGGGACATGCTGAAAGGGTACGACACAGCGAAAGAGTTAGTTGAAAAAATGTACAAAGATACTCAAGTTTACGTGACTGGTGTCTTTGATAAGGGTACAAAGTCGGGTGCGAAGCCGAAGGCGAAGCCGAAGGCGAAGCCGAAGGCAAAGAGCCCACCTAAACCTAAACGGAAATACATTATGAAGGTGAACGCCGTCTTAAACTTAAAAAAGTGTGCGCGTATGAAGAAACCGGAACTCATAGCACTTGCCAGACGCAAAGGTGTTGTTAATTTTAGAACAAAGGTTGTGGATGGTTCTCGAGTCGCGACAAAAGATGAAATCTGTAAGAAGATTATGAACATAAATAAACCCACCTCTCCCCCACCCAGACCCAAGCCTAAGCCTCCCCCCAAACGCGCAGCCGTAAACGCGAAACGTAACGTGAAGAAGGCTGCGGTCATAACAAAGAGAGGTCTCGATGAGAATTCTATCCGTAAGGATATCGCCAAATTATATGGCGACAAATGGATGAACAGGTACAAACCAGCACTGAACAAAGATGTTCGTAACATGAAATCGGCACTCAACGCGATCACACAAGGTAATAAGATGGGAATCCCTTTCAAGAAGAACATCGATGAGATGAAGAAGCGTGTCGTCGGACAATGGAAAATGGAGAGAAAAAGGGAACTCGAGCGAAAGTATCTCATGAACTCCGTGAGTGTTAATGGTATCGCATTCAACCTAAAGAATGATTACCGTCGGGCGGCTGCCAACTATATCATGAATAAGAAGACAGCTCCTTCGAACACTAAGATGATGGAGTACAGGAAATACTGGTTACAGTTTAGGGCTAATGCTAATGCTCGCCCGAAAGGCTTGAACCGGATGGCTAAGGCTCGGGTCGAAAAATTGTAAACGTGACGATTACATCTTAGGACGAATGTTCTTGGGAACCATGTTCGCAGTCTCCTTGGTGATCGTCTTCATAGGCGCGTTGTTGGCGACAGGCTTGACCGCGTTGGCGACGGGCTTGTAGTTACGGTCACCCTCCACATTCTTGGTGAAGACGGCACCATTGTTCGTCCTATTGATGCGACGACCCTTGGCGTCGATGAAGGGGGTGGGGGCAAAGACGGGGGCCATCATACCCTGACGCATTCTATCGAAGGTTTTGCGCGCCTTCTTGACGGCAGAAGCGGTGGTTTCTCTGACACGTTTCATAGCGGTGGACATTTATTTATACTCAACATTTTATTTTGTAATTGACCAATTTATTTGGTTCAGCTATTTGTTTGAGATGAATCGTGTGATACGAGAAATCATATTTAGGAAATGTTTCTTTGATTTTATTAGAAATAAGACTCGCCTCAACTATATAAGGCATACCTGTACACACAGATGTTCGCTCAATTCCGAGAAACTGATCCTCGAGTTGAACGAATTTCTTTAGCGCTTCACGCCCCGAACCGTCCTCGTGCATCTTGAGATACATAGACTTTGACGCACCATCACTCACGTAGAAGTATTTAGAACCCTCAACTTCCTCTGACCTTTTACGTCTATCGAACATGAGCGCCAAGACGATGAGCGCTACGAGGATGTATATCATTTAATAGTTACTCACATTTTATATCGATTGCATCCTGACTTCTGGGGACAGTGACCTCCGCGACGCGCGCACCACCTCAAAAGCTTGTTGTCCCATACGATATTCTGGGATCCGGGCTTCGGGTATGGGACGGGGAGGCTCTCTGGGTCCAGGCTCGGGCATCTTCCGTCGGAGTGGGTACGGGCTCGGTTCGGGTCCAGATTTGGGTCCGGGCATGGGTCTGGGAGGTTCGGGTCCGGGCATGGTACGAGGAGGCTCGGGCTTCTTGAACCAGTTCCACGGAAACCACGGGTTATACGATTCCCGTCTCCTCATCGTGAATACAAATACGACCATCATGATCACTACAAGAATAAACATACGCTGCGTCGTGTGTCGTTTCATTTCTATTTACTTAGAAATTAGTTTCATGAGGTCATCTATTTTTTGTAATATGTTTTGGAACTTGTAGATGGAATCCACATCGGAGGGCTTCACGATTTCCAACTCGATCTGGTAACTGGCCTCCTCCTCAGAGTCCATGTCCGCATTGTCTCCTGAGGAGATGGTCATGTCGATACTGAGGTTCTTGCGCACGAAAGAGTGTCGAGTCTTCGTACGTTTCCGGTCCATCTCGTACTCCCCATTGGTTGGAATCTCACGAGCGACACAGAAACGCACGTCGAGTGGGTCACGTTTGAAATCTTGCTTGACCACAGAAATCTTTTGAATCATAGTCTGTTCGCCGGTCGTCTCATCACACGTGATGCGAACGTTATTGGCATCGTTGTAATAGACTTCGGAAGTACTACTCTTCGTCTTTTCCCAGCCCTTGTACTTTTTTAAACCCTCGAGTACCCGTTTCCACGTGTCTTTACCGACGTTCGTATCGAAGAGTGATCCATTGTGTTTACCGAAACGGATTTCAACTTCAATGTCACCTTCACCCTTATGGGCTTCAAAAATAGGGAGTACTTTGTCGACGAGATTCATTTTTTTCTTAACTTTTTACAATCGCGTCTTTCTCTTAAGTGTATTTTATACATAAATTGTAATGAAAGGACTCGAAAATCATGGAAATACTTGTTATTTCAACACATCCCTTCAATGTTTGTTGTGTATTCCCGCACTGACAAACTACTTCCTACGAGAACCCTACGACGGTACGTGTGCATTCACGAAGGAGTATTGCGCAGTCATCAGAGCGTACTGGACCAAGGGTCAGGACGATGTGGATGTCAAACCACTCTTGAGTGCTTTTCAAACACTCTTTACAAGGTTCGGTTCGAGAGAACAACACGATGTTCAAGAAACGATTCTTTGTATCATCGATATTCTCGAACGTGCCGATCCTAAAATCAAGGAATGGTTTTACGGAAAAAAGAATCAGGAAACCATTTGGTCCGGTGGTAAATCATCGAATGAAGAAGAGTTCAGTGTTCATTTGATAACCTCCGATGGGGACGATATGGGGAAGATGCTTATGGGGAGTACAGAGTGGAATACCCTCACAGACTTTGAGGACGCCGAGGGGAAAACACACCACGTCGCGACGACTCGAATGGTCTTCTCTAAATTACCTCAAGTTCTCATGATTTCCTTCGATCGAAAGAGTCATATCCGAATTATCGAAAAACTCCTCATCGACAAGTACGAATACAACCTCATATCTACCGCCGTTCACGTTGGAAACCAAAGCGGTGGACACTATGTGAGTTTTGTGAAGCGAAGAGATGCGTGGTTTCTCATGGATGATGAAAGTGTCAAAGAACACCCGTTACCCGACGAAGCTGGTTATTATTTCATGGTCTACAATCTAAAAACTCCTTCATCTGTACATTCTCCTTGATATTCACGATCGTCCTATAAAAGGTCCGACGATTGTTCGGGTGGGTCTTATCCGTGCGTCGCTTTATGGGTTTCCACCACATCGGTTCTTCGTGGGTCATGTATTTACATTCTACGATTGCCCCATCCTCGAACCAAGGCGCATCCTCGATACGATTGAATGGAATCTCACTCTCAAAGTATAACTTTCCTTTTTCTTGTACGTACAGGCGCCAAGCTGGAGTCCCAGCTACGAGTCCAGGTGTTTCTCTTGAAGGTTCCCACTTCATGAGAAAATCTACAGTATTCTTCTCTTGTGGCTTCCATTTGAACATCGTCTCATGTGTACCTATACGTATAGGTTCATTGATTGGTGTAAACACGAGACCGTCCATTTTTTCTTGAACCGTCGGAAGGTACTCATCCATGAACTTTGTAAAGTCCCTCATGTGGTGGAACGTCTTACATTTGAGACGATACGCGTCGGACTTCATGTAAATGATAGACTTCATGAGACCGCGAGAGGCTTCGAGACGTTCCATGAGATTCTTGTTCCACACAGATTGACCAGCGACGAGTACCGCATCGTATACCATGAGGGTACCACCATAGAGTTCACCATCGAGAATCGTTCCTTCGTAGGCACTCTTCTTAAGATTTATGGATACCTCAAACATGTTAAAGGCCCGATTTACAAATAGACATTTCTTCTTTCCTTCGTACATGAGAGCAATCATCATGTGCCGCTCACCATCTGTCTTTTCACAAACGAGGTAGTCACCACCTTTTAGCATGGGAAAGTGTTTGCGTTCAATCGAGATCGGTTGTGGCCCGGGGAAATAGTTTTTGCTTCCCCACTGTGCGTGGATAAAGTCTATAACATATTTGTGAAGCGGGTTGGACATATTTTAGTTTGTGGTTGAAACTTTAATTGATTTTTACACCCGCGGCGTTTAGGATATTACTTAGACATTCGTGTGTATAGGTCATCGTCAACTTAGCTGCTGTAAAAGCATAGATTCGCACACCTTGTTCTTTGAATTTCTCAAACATTTTGGGATGAATTTTCCAATTTCCAGTCTTTTTATCTTTGATACTCTTGATGACATTCTTCGTATTCATCAACCAAGCCCTAGCATTTGTATAATTCACATTATAGATATCTTTAGAAATCTTCTTCGCGACATCTGTATCGAAATGGAGACCCATCTGTGTCACAGGCTCATCCGACCCCCCGAGGACCTTCTCTTTGAAGAGTTTCCAATCGATGCCTTCTCTAACCCCCGGAAATACGAGACACCCGACCGTATCATGAGGTTCGAAACAGTGATCGAGTGTTTCATCATCGATGCCAATACCAAAATCGATAAAAAGAATTCGATCATGCGTTTTCATACACTTTTGAATGACATCCACCTTTTCGAATGGATCATCATTCACATAGACAATTTGATTATTGATACTCTTCTTGAGACATCTCATATTAAGGCGAAGAACTGCATGCAAGGTTTTCACATGACAAGATTTGGAGCGTGTGACGATGATAGTAGTCAAATTCATACTGTATATTCACCTCTACGCCTTAAGCCGATCATTGAGACACCCACTGAATGGTAAATTTCCTACGTGTCCGAGAGTGGTGTTCACGTCCGCATATATTTTACCATCAGCTTGTTGCCAGCGACGACAGAACGCGTAATCCTCTGAGAGGTACCGACGGTTCCCCGGATCGATCATACAATCGAAGCAGGCGTGGTAATCATCGAAATCCCTATTTTGGTGATCATTCTTACACCAGAGGTCCGGGAACTTCTCCTCGAGTGTCTTGAACACAGATCGTTTGATCACCATGAATCCCGTGGGTCCATCAAGAATCTCGATGAAACCATTTTGAATGGGTCGGTTCTGGGCCCCAAAGTTAATCACGAGACTCGAGGAAAGCAATGACATATCACGTTCGTCACCCCTTTTAACAGCCTCCACAGCTTGCTCCCACATGACCACCTTCTTGGGATAACACGCGACGGAGAGATCGTGCCCAGACTTGACCAGACGCAAAACGGCAGCGGGGTCAAAGTCGATATCAGCATCGATAAACATGAAATAGTCACAGTCAGTCTTCTGCATGAAGCGACCTACGGAAACGTTACGGGCGCGATGGACGAGAGATTCATTTTCGGTCGTGTCGAGATACATCTGAATGCCTTCTTTTATTAAAAGGAGTTGAAGCTTAATTATACCAGTCATATACTTCTCTAAACAGAGACCCCCATAGCACGGAGTTGCCAGGAAAAGCTTCGTCATATTCTAAAACTATCCCTTAAGCTCTAAGTGCTTTTTGATGAGTACTTCTATTTTGTTTAATGTCGGTACAGACACAGAACACTTCTCACACATCTCAGTTTTTGTTACATTTGGACTCAGTACCATATAAATTATCGCCGACGCCACACTGTTCGGTGTCTTACTCATTAAATCTATACACGTCTCAGTAGCCCCACACATTTTAATACATTTCAGACGCTGTTCCCGTGTTATATTGAAAGAATTCAAGAGTCTCTGCATGACATCGAACGCTTTCGTCACGTAATTCTTTTCCGTCGCACCCGCGATAGTATCTTTGAATATTTGTGTCGTACGACTGATATCCTTCGATTGGATTCCAAACATATCCGCAATTTCCTTCGTCGTCCTAGGATGTTGGGCGAGACGACACGCGTATAGCACACAATTGGCCTTGATCCCCAAACGCACCGCCCCACGGGTGAGCTTTCCATCGTTAAATTTCCTGTAAAACATCTTCGCATCTTTGAGAACAGAGTCTGGTAAAGTGTGACACGCCTCATCGATATCTTTGTACGCATGGAACAGTGACCGATCCTTGTGATTCATGGACATATGGAAATTAATCTTCGCCATGCGTTTATTTTCATACGTAGATCCCCGTTGCGTCGATATGATTGTTCCTTTACCCCAATTCTGTGAAAAGAGGTCGGGATTCGCGTTTGGATTTCCACAACGTGAGGGGTCGTTCACTTTACCATCATCTGTCACACCACTCGTCCATTCTGCGGAATCATCCACAAAATACGAATCCACGAGACCACATTCTGAACACGTGGGTAATCCTTCCCGGGTGATAAGCTTGACACCTGAGCATTCACGACATATATTAATATTCACTGACTTTTCTTCATTTTCTTTAGGTAGTAGGGTGTCTAGTTGAGACCATATATTTGCCAGCATTGTTTTGAATGTGGTACCTTTTTTAAAATTTTTAAACAACGCATCATGCACTTAGGCGTCTGATACGAGTTTCAATCGCGTCGATAGTTTCCTTGAAACTCTTTCCACCTGAAGTGGATGGTTCCCACTGATTCCATTCTTTGTCGATAGCTTGATGTCCGGGAGGTAATGGGATATCTTGACCAGTGAGTTCACTATCGGAGACGACGAACCCTTCGAGATCGGATTCCTCGTCGTTGGCGCCTTCATCATAGATTTCACTGTCACTGTCTTCGATATCTATTTCAGAGTACATGACGAACCTGTTCATACCCAGAGATTTCATCTCGAGATCTTCGAATGTAGTCCCGAGGGGATAGTGTTCCGTGATACTCTCATACGGTGCGGGGGACAACTCACATTCTGGGTGTATTTCATAGACACACGCAGACTTGTAAAAAAGCTCGGTTGGATTGAGATATCTCAGACCCAGGGTACGACCAGTGTTCATTCCAACAACCCCGTACATTTCGTCTTCTAGACCGTCTTCGTTTACTAAAACTTTGACGATATCATTTTCATTTATTTCTTTTGGCACGATCATGCTTAGAGTTTTCAGACAAAAAATAATCAAGGATAATAGCACAGATGAAAGTTACTATTTATTCGAAGGAAGGTTGTGAGTATTGTGACCACGCAAAGGAACTATGTGAGTCAGAGAATATCGAGTATGAGAAAATCATGGTCGACAAAGAAGAACTCAAGAGAGTTTGTGGAAACTCTGCGACAGCTTACCCTCAAATATTTATTAACGGAAATCACACCGGGTCCTATTTTGACTTTCAGGACTATATAGAACAAGAGTACGAACCAATCCTATCCCCCACCCTAAACAGATTCACCGTGTTCCCCCTGACGTATCCTGAGCTCTGGGAACTCTATAAGAAGGCTCAAATGTCCAATTGGACTGCTGAGGAAGTAGACCTCTCTAAAGACCTAGACGACTGGAAGACTCTAAACGATAACGAACAAAAATTCATAAAGTATATCCTGGCGTTTTTTGCTGGTTCTGATGGAATTGTTTTTGAAAATATCAATAACAATTTCGCGGATGAGGTACAAATCTCCGAAGCTCGTTCATTCTATGCATACCAATGCCACAATGAAATGGTCCACGGGGAGACGTACTCTAAACTTATCGACAAATATATTAGGGACCCTACTGAAAAGAAACAACTTTTCGAAGCTATCCAAACTGTTCCCTGTATCGAGCGTAAAGCAAATTGGGCCATGAAGTGGTTCGACACCAAAACTCGTTCTTTTGCTGAGCGTCTCTTTGCGTTTGCATGTGTTGAGGGTATATTCTTCTCTGGTAGTTTCTGTGCCATTTACTGGTTGAAAAAGAGAGGTCTAATGCCTGGTCTCTGCTTCAGTAATGAGCTCATTTCTCGGGATGAGGGGCTTCACCAGGAATTTGCTGTCGAACTCTTCAAACTACTCAGAAACAAACCTTCGACCGAAACCATCCACTCAATTGTTAAAGAAGCGGTTGAAATTGAAAAGGGTTTCATCATTGACGCACTCCCATGTAATCTCATTGGTATGAACTCTGAGAAAATGGCTGAATACATTGAATATGTATCGGACCGCCTTCTCAAACAAATTGGGCAACCCCCGATTTGGAACTCCAAAAATCCATTCGACTTTATGGAAAATATTAGCCTTGACGGTAAAACAAACTTCTTCGAAAAAAGGGTTGGGGATTACGGGAAAATGGACGATACCTCAGATGATATTGGTTTCGATGAGGAGTTTTAAAAGAGGATACCGTCGGAATCGACGGACATAGGGGCGAAGTTACGACCACTGTCGGTCAACTCGACTTGACCCTCAGCGAAGCCAGGCTTCGCGTCGGGAGCCTCCGCCATAGGGACGGGGGCGGTGATGATAACCCTTTCCCCCTTGGTGACTACCTTCTTCTCACCACATCCACATCCATTCTTAGCCACCCGATCCTTCTTTATGTTCATCATACCCCATACGATGAGGATAAAGACGACAGTGTGTACGAGAAGACCCATGGTGGAGGGACATCCCGTGGGAGTGGCGATCCTGGGACCCAGAACTCGCCTGACGAGACGGAAAGTCTCGGGGTTGGCGACGAGGAAGAAGGTGAGACCCGAAATGATGGAAATGAGAAGCTTTCCCTCCTGCTTCTTACCGTTACAGCCACAACCACAATCTTTAAACAGACCCATATTCACTTTTGATATATGTTAAGAAAAAAACTTACTTAAAGTCGAGCAACATACTATAGATATAACCAACCAACAATGTCGCTCACTATCCAACGCTCATCTGATTTCTCTGCCAAGTCTGTGCAGTTTTCAAAACTTCGTAAAAACAAAAATGGAGGTAAAGCTGTTTACCTCAACGCCGGCGACAACAAGAAGATCTACATCCAGTTCCCTTTCATGCGATCCCCATACGGTCTGAGTGCCTTCACTGATGAGGGTACTGGGCGCACTTCTTATTCCCTCGACCTCTCCTTCGACCCTGATAACAGTGATGCTATGGATCTCCATGACAAGCTCAAGGAACTCGATGATATCATCGTCAATACCGTTGCAGCCAACTCTAAGGAGTGGCTCGGTAAGGAGTTTAACGTTGCGGTCCTCAAGGAAGCCCTCTACAAGCCTATGATTCGCCCTGGTAAGGAACAATATCCAGCCACGATTAAACTCAAGATTCTCACCAAACCTGATGGAACTTTCGTTCCTGAAGCGTACTCGATGCAGAAGCAAACTGTGACTCTCGATACGATCGAAAAGGGGCAGAAGTGTATGGCAATCGTCGATCTCAATCAGATTTGGTTCATCGACAACAAGTTCGGTGTGACCATCCGTCTCCAGCAGACTCTGATCGAGCATTCTGCCAAGCTCCCCTCATTTGCCTTCCAAGGCCTTGATCTTCCAGATGAAGTGGAAGAAGAAGAGGAAGACGAGATTGATGAATAATGCCGAGTTCGTAAGACTCGTTTCCCCTCCCCCCTATTCGTAAGCTGAAACAATCTTCTTACGAATATAATAATGAACGCTCAGGTGAAGAAACTCCTCCGGGGTCAAAAAGCATGTACCCCCGCGTCACACCTCTGGTTGAAAAAGAAAAATGGAACCATGACCAAAGGGGTTGTAGAGGTAGGTCGGGGTGAATACGGTACGGTGTTCCGTGGATGTGTCGATGACACATGTGAGAAGTACATCGTCTATAAAGAAGTCGGAACACCTTCGTTGACCGAACGGACAAATAACATTCCACTCAAAAGATTTAAAAATGCGTTCGATGAATTGAATCTAAAAATGGAATACGATATCGCGAAAAAGTTGGAAGGGTTCGGTGTTCCCAAGATGTACCTCTACAAATCATGTGATGGAAAGGATATCCTCTACTCTGAATACATCGACGGTAAAGAATTGGGTGTTTGGTTGTGGAACAAACCTACACTTGATGCGATCAAATCGGTCATGGTACAGGTGATTTCTAATTTGTACCGTATCCAGCAAAAGTATCCAGGGTTCCGTCATCACGACCTCCACGTTCGAAACATCTTAGTGCGTCCAGTTCCGGTGAAGGACCTGAAAATTAAGGGGTACACGATTTCTAATGCGGGATTTGAAGCTGTCATGATCGATTTTGGATTTTCGGTGTTTCCTCGAATTAGGAATCCTCTCGTCAACGACAATCAATACAAAAACATCGGTATCTCGAGAAAGTCGGACAAACACTATGATTTGCACACGTTCCTGAGTTCTATACACGTGATGGTTCGTCAACCACGGACACGAACAGAACGTATCGTGAAGACATTCATCGAGAACCTTTTACCGGAAAAGTATCTCGTGGGTGAGTCCAACGTCGTCAAAAACTATAGACTAAGAGGTAACCAAGGAGTCAAACTCACGTTTGAGGAGGTTCTCTCCAAGCCTTTCTTCACCGGTGAGAAGAGCGCGCCGCTGCTCGTGGTCCCCACCCGAAAACCCACAGTAAAAATAGTCGTACCTAAACCAAAATCACCCGTCGACCAAAAAGCGGCGATGGCTCGCGCTGTGGCGATGATGAGAGCTACACCACAGAAACGGAAAGTCGTCATTCGTCGAAAATAATCAGAGTACAATTCTAAAAATTCGCTTCACCCCTTCGTCAACTTGAGAGAGTATCTTAAACCTTGGCGTTTTTACGAGCTTCATCCGTTCAATTTCACCACGAGGCATTTTTCTGGTGTACTTGAGCGTGACATTATTGTTTCCCATGGACAGTACAGTTGATGACATTTATAATATTAACATATAATAAACAATGCTCGCGTTCATCATTCTCGCGATTATCAACACCATAATTCTTCTCCGGACTGGACAGGCCGGGGCCGGGGCTGGAGTCGGAGCCGGAGCCGGAGCCGGGAATTGGACTGTTTTCGGGACCATGGGATGTACTTGGACGCGGAAACAGCTCGACTACATGAAAAAGGCTGGTAAGGCACACACCTTTGTCGATTGCGACAAGGAGGGATGTGGTGGTATGGATGCCTATCCTACCCTCATGAGTCCAGAGGGTGAGAAGACAGTCGGGTATAAGGAAGTTTAAAGACCACGAACAATCTGGAGAGAAAGCGAGAGAACGAAGGCATCCATTAGGCTGCTGATGGGTTTGAGCACGGTGATGTGCTTCACGAGCGAGCGGTTCCACACGAGGCGGAGGAGGAACGTGCTGATGAGAACGATGAGCACGAAGATGAGAAACTCGGTGAGTGCGTCAGACTTGGTTTCAGCTTTGGTAACTTCCTGAATCATTTACTAGATGTAAATATTTTTTTCTACTCCGATTATAAATGAAGGGACTACCTCTGAGTGGCTCCGAAAGTAAGTTTACGAACAGGCGGTGGGGGACGACGACGGGTATCGGTAACAATAATTGTTATGCGTACGCTGTCGGGGACTACGAGTCCTATAGGTGGCAAAAATCAATTCCTGGGGATCGTTCAGGACTTTCTAACGGAAATCACGACTACACCCATTGTACGGGTCTTCCCAATCGTGTCGTCTCTGACAATCCTACAAAGGTGTATAGAGTCACAGCGGATGAAAAGTGTAAGAAGGGGTACTTCAAAGTCATGATGTTTGTTTCTCCTGGGAGACCCACAAACTATATCCGCCAAGGTGACTTTCATTTTTACAAACAACACAGCGTGATCGAGTACAAGATCAAACAAGGTGACACGATAGCCTCTGTGACAAAGTTTTTTAAGGTTCCTGAGTCACGGATAAAGAGGGGCGGTACATTCAAGGTTGGTAAACGTATCGTATTCGGGGCGAACGTATTCAGTCACAAGCGTGGGTGGGCGACTGGGCCACTTCTGACTGATGCGAAGGGTAAGGCGATCATGGATCCTCGCAAGGCTTCCAGGGACTATCCGGGTCTAAACTATGAGAGATACTGTAGTTCATTCTGCGTGAAAAATACTGGGATCAAAGTCGGCAAGACTCATCCCAAGGTCTCTAAGAATGCTCTCTAGATCGGGTTGACTTTCGACATCGAAGTTGATATCGAAGAGATCCATCACGTTAAAAATAGATTCCTCATTCAAGGACACGGAGTTTGCATCTGCTGTGTAATTGTTCTGAATCGTGACGATGATCTTAAATTGTGAAGCGTCAAAAACCTTCCTACATGTGGGGCACGTGTTCTTACCTTGGTCTTTCCATCCCTGTAGACAGTGGGAATGAAACATATGTCCGCATCGGATCGGTGGGTTTGTCCTCGTCGGTCTGACCTCACCCAGACATATGGAACATGTCGACATTCTATAGGAAGGTTTTAAAGTTTTTTTGGTGATTTCTCTCAGTTAATAGATATCGGGCATCTGGAGGAGGGGGACGTTGCAGTCGTTGCAGTTCGCCTTACCTTGTTGCTCCTGTACTTTGGACATAATCTGGGGACCCTGTTTCTGGAGAAGCTGGCGGTACGAGTAGTTGTCCTCGAAGGAAATGTTGTTCTGCTTCATGACATAGTTATTGAAGAGCTGGGCTGAAGAGTTGATGGTGAAACACCGACCGTCGGCCATACCAAGTCGCTGAGACATTTTGTTATTATTACATCAGAAATTAATTCGTCTATTGGTTATCGTCTTCATCCAAGACTCAAACCCCTTCTCTCTGAGCTTTTCGATGAATGGCTCACATTTGTATCCCAAATAAATATCAAACACATCCGTCTCTGTCGTCCTCGACACCCGAATATCAGGGTTCTCGTTGATGTGCTGATTGATGATGTTGTAGGCAAAGGCAATCTCTTTGAGCGTCTCGGCGCCCGTGATGATGATCTTGCCAGTACTGAAGATGCTGCACGTAATCTCCTTCATCTCATGGGCTGGTTTGAATTTGATTTTGACTGCTGAGTACCTGTCCGGTTCGAAAGAAACTTTGAAAATGTCCGAGTACTCCTCGAACCAGTTAGACACTCGCATCAGATTGATGTTGTAGTTGAGGCTGAAGTTGGAGTTGATCATGACAACTCTGAACGAGTCTGTGGGAAGTTTGATATCGAGATCCAAAAAATCTTTAAATATCTGAATGAGCTGCGTGATGATGCGCTTGCAGTCGAATAGGTCACAACATCCAGCAACCTGGATACTTCCATTGGGGAACACCTTCACAGATTTGGTACTGTAGGTGTCGTGATACGTGAGTGTCACCTGGTTGTAGAATGTGGTGGGCTTCAATTTCCATTCAAATCCAGCTGTGTTCGTTCCCTCGCGGTGCAGGCGGTACGTCCCGACACCTTCAAAGGCTTCCCGAAGCTTTTTAATATCAATCATTTGGATAAAGCTGGAAACCATCGTGATCGTCGTAATCTTGATCCATGAGGGTCTCGTCTCATCGGGCAACGCTTTCCGTATATCATCTAGGGTCAAGAGATACGAAAAGCTGTTATTGGCAATTGAAGAATACATTTTTAGACGTATTTTTGTATGTGAGAGTCACACACTTAGGTGTTTAAAGAGAACATTCACCTTTAATGCAGATGACTTCCTTTATTAAATCAGTTAAACATGTCCATGATATAGATTCCGATCTTTCCTATGTGGAAATAGTGTACGATCGATACAAAAAAGGAAAGGGGTACGAGACGTTCACCGACTATATGAACACCGAACCACTCGCCGATTGGGTGACACTCGAGTCTAAGAAGCAATCCATTCCATACGACAAGTTTCTCGATACGATGGTTAAAAAGACCATCGAAGTTCGTCAGCGTATCGTCGAACTCACCCTCGAGACCATTTTATCGTATGATCAATCTGAAAAGACATACGTACGAATCGCCCACGCCGCGAAGATCATAGATCCAACATTCCAACCACCCCGTGTGAACATGGAGAGTGCTTGGCAGATGGAATTCGTTAAAAAATTGTGTAAGAAGTATTTACCCCAAGCTATCCAGGAATGTACGGATATCTCCAGACTCGAGTACCTATTCAACGTCTTACGTATAATAGAGTTAGAACAATAATAAGGAAGGCGAGGACCATCCAAAGATAAGACACACGCACAGGCTTGTTCGAAACACCCACGACCACCGACTGCCACTGGCGAGTAAAACCGTAGTCGATATTACGCTGAGGACGCACCTTCTTATTAATGACGCATGGTTCAGATTGATCCGCGCAGAGGCCGGTATTACAAAACACACTCTTTGTCGCGGGTGGAAGCCCACCAGTCTTCTCAACCTCAACAAAATCACTAAAATTACCAGTCTGTCGCACACCTCCTGGAAGGGAGAAATCGTATGTGACAAATGGGTTTACATCATTGATCGCATCTTCATCGTTGAGCATGTGCTTACTCATCGCTGTTACTACTAATTTAGATTATATTTTTTGTTCTTCATTTTACAACGATGTTCATCCCACATTTTATCCAGATCAACATTCAACATGTGTGCGAGTTGGAAAAGATAACTGAACACATCCCCCATTTCCATCATCACATCCGTGCCTCGCTCCTTCTTGAGGTTGGTCTTCTTGTATGTTTTTTTGTACTGACGAATCGCCGAGGCCAGTTCACCAAATTCCTCTGTGAGTAAAAGCCACACAGTATCTACGGCGGCTCGGTCCCAACCTTTCATTTTACATACTTTCTCCGTTTCATCTTTGTAATAGTTCAGACTCATGACTTAGTACTAACTAGACTCCACTCTTTAATTGATACCGATCTTGTTATTGAAATCAATCTTCTTGCCGACGGTACTGGTATTAATCGGTTGGTCCAGGGGGACACTTATGGTGTCGATGTCGCGGTTATAGGCGATGTATTGGGCCACACCAGTCTGAATTTGTGACAGGGCGGTGGTTATCACGCGCATGTTTATCGCCTTGACCTGTTCATTCACTTGGGTATAGTGATCACCGGAGTTATTGATGAAGACCATTCGCATGATAGCGTACAAGTCATCCCCGTTTTGGTAATCGATGGCGATGCCCGTCTTATCCTTGAATGCCTGACGAATACCACGCTGGATAAGATTTTTGTTAAAATCCGAAAAGAAAAGTGTATTCAAGGGAGTCCTACACTCCTGGATACTGTCAAGGTGGAGGTTATCACACATTTAATATACCCGCCGAAAAAAATTATATGTAAATAGTAAATGGTGAACTTTGCTGACTTTAATGAAGTCTATGCCAACAAGCCCCCAACTTTAGAGGAAATTCCGTGCCAACCCCCAGCATGCTTCGTTGGTTCTTACCCCCCAGTATCCAAGGCTGGTGAGGAAGGTCCATTCTTCGTGAATACATACCTTCTCCAACCTAACCGAAAGTTTGAGACTTTTGGAACCGTCGCCGTTCGGAGCAAGGATATGGAGTGCAAGAAGTAAGTTAAAAATAAAAGAGGAAACTTAGATATATGAGGGTCATTAAACGCTCAGGTCGTATTGAGGATATGAAATTTGATAATGTCACCAATAGGATCAAGAACTTAACGTACGGACTCTCTGAAAAATGCGACTCTTCAAAGGTTGCGCAGCAGGTATTTTCTTCAATGTACGATAACATTACCGCACAGGAGATCGATACACTCTCCGCTGAAATTTGTGTTGGTATGATCACCTCCGAACCAGATTACGAGGTTCTCGCCACCCGTATTATCGCGAGTAACATCCATAAAGTGTGCCCCAATAATTTCCATCTCGCCATGAAGAAGCTTCATAAAGCTGGTGTCGTCACAGATGAAGTTGTCGAAGTTGCCCAGCAAGTGAAGGATGATATCAAGAGTGACCGAGACTTCGATTTTGGATACTTCGGTATCAAGACTCTCGAGAAAGGGTATCTTCAGCGCGCCGAAGGAAAATTGATCGAGACACCACAGTACCTATTCATGCGTGTCTCCATCGGTATTCACGGAAAGGATATTCCCTCTGTACTTGACACGTACGATAAGATGTCTCGTGGTTTATTCATCCATGCCACACCGACCCTTTTCAATGCCGGTACACCCCGCCCACAAATGTCCTCTTGCTTCCTCATCGCAAATAAGGGTGACTCTATAGACGGCATCTACGGAACTCTCACCGAGTGTGCGCAAATTAGTAAATGGGCAGGTGGCATCGGGATGCACATCCACAACGTCCGAGCCAATAAGTCAAAGATTCGAGGTACGAACGGCCAATCAGATGGTGTCATCCCCATGCTCAGAGTCTTCAACGCCACAGCACGCTACGTGAACCAGGCAGGTCGTCGTAAGGGGTCTATCGCGGTATACATGGAACCGTGGCACGCCGATATCATGGACTTTCTGGAACTCCGTCTCAACCAAGGTGACGAAGAAGCCCGGTGTCGCGATCTCTTCTCCGCGATGTGGATTCCTGACCTGTTCATGAAACGGGTCGAAGAAGGTGGGAAATGGTCACTCTTCTGTCCGGACAAGGCTCCCGGTCTCGCGGACTGCTTCGGTGACGCATTCGAGGCGCTGTATACCAAGTACGAAGAAGAGGGTCTCGCCAACGCGACCGTTCCAGCTGCTGACGTCTGGAAAGCCATTTTGAAGAGTCAAACCGAGACTGGAACGCCCTACATGCTCTACAAGGATGCCTGTAACGCCAAGAGTAACCAGAAGAACTTGGGGGTCATTAAGAGTTCCAATTTGTGTGTCGCACCCGAGACTAAGATTCTCACCAGTGAAGGACAACAGACTATTTCAGAACTCAAGGATCAAGAAGTCCAAGTCTGGAACGGCGAAGAGTTTTCAAAAGTCACCGTTCATCAGACAGGCGAGAACCAGAAACTTCTCACGGTCAATACGAGTAAAGGTCTCTCGGTTCGATGTACCCCTTACCACAAGTTCTGGGTCGTCGGACACGATACACCCATCGAAGCGCAACATCTCGAAAAAGATATGAAAATTATTAAACACTCTCTCCCTGATGGAAGTATTCACGATGACGTGAAGATCGTTTCCGTTGAAGACCTGGGAGACACCGCAGACACCTTCTGTTTCAATGAACCACTCAAACATCGTGGCGTGTTTAACGGTATTATCACTGGGAACTGCACAGAAATTTTGGAATTTACCGACAAGGATGAAACAGCCGTATGTAACCTGGCCTCCCTCGCCCTCCCCAAATACGTAAACAAAGAAACCAAATCTTTCGAGTACGAGAAACTCCATGAGGTCACGAAAACAGTCGTCAAGAACCTGAATCGGGTCATAGACCGTAACTTTTACCCTGTCGAAACGGCTCGACGCTCCAACATGAAACACCGTCCCATCGGTCTCGGGGTCCAGGGTCTCGCGGATGTCTTCATCCTCTGCGGTCTCCCGTTCGACTGTGAAGAGTCTCGTCTCATGAACGCCCATATCTTCGAGACGATGTACCACGCATCCCTCGAGGCATCTTCCGAACTCGCTGAGGTGGAGGGATCCTATGAGAGTTTCGAGGGGTCCCCAGCGTCCCAGGGTATTCTCCAACCGGATATGTGGGAGGGTGAGACCAAGTTCAGTGGTCGCTACGATTGGGAGGCTATGCGTGAACGCGTGAAGACTAAAGGTCTCAGGAACAGTCTTCTCATGGCCCCCATGCCCACAGCCTCGACTGCCCAGATCTTAGGGAACAACGAGTGTTTCGAGCCGTACACGACCAACATTTACCTGAGACGTACCCTCGCCGGTGAGTTTGTCGTGGTCAATAAACACCTGGTGGATGATCTCAAGAAAGTGGGTCTCTGGTCCAAAGAAATGAAAGATCTCATGGTGAAGGCAGGTGGGTCCATCCAAAATATCGTGGACATCCCCGAGAATATCAAGAATCTCTACAAAACGGTATGGGAAATCAGTCAGAAGTGTATCATCGACATGGCAGCGGATCGTGGGCGGTTCATCGATCAGTCCCAATCCATGAACCTCTTCATGGAAAGTCCCACGATGTCCAAGTTGTCATCTATGCACATGTACGCCTGGAAATCAGGACTCAAGACCGGTATGTATTACCTCAGATCCAAGGCCAAGGCTCGACCAATCCAATTCAGTCTGGAACCCGATTGTGTCGCGTGTTCGGCTTAAAGTTACCACGCGTGTACTACATACAAGAAATCATGGACAAAGCACTCGAAAACCTCCAAATTAATGAATTCAACAATCGAAAAATTGTTTTGTGTACCAAACAGGGTACACCGTTACGTGTCCAACTTCCTCGTATGTATATGCCATTCGGTGTTTCCGGCTTCACCCCCGAAGTTGGGCCTACCAAGTATAACATCGACTTTGCCGTAAAAGGCCACGATGAAGAAGACAGCTACATGAAATCATTTTATGATACACTTCGCCAATTGGAGGACAAAATCATCGATGCCGTCGTCGAACAGAGTGAGACGATCTTTGGAAGTACCATGACTAAGGACGATCTTTTACCGATGTTCAACTCAAACCTGAAAGAATCCCCCGGTCGTGAGCCAAAATTCCGAATCAAGGTGGATACGACGATGGAAGAGCAAATCAAGGCGAATGTTTTCGATGCGGAGAAAAACCCAAAGAAGGATGACGTGACTAACGGTCTCTATGCAAGAAATTCGGGACATGCTATCGTAGAACTCAATAGTGTGTATTTCTTGAACAGAAAGTTCGGGTGTACTTGGAAACTTCATCAACTCATCGTCTATGAGCCACAAAATCTCAAGGGATTTCAATTTAAGATTTAGGATTATTCAAAAGTAAAATACTATACACAGCCTGCGCCTCCTTGAGCAATTTACCCTGTACCCTGGTAAACTTCTTCGGGTCTATGCCGAGTTTAATCTTAGCCACTTTCACAGACGCATCCCACTTTGCGAGGGTCATCTTTACTTATTATCTTTGATTATTTTTTTGTACGTCTTGGTACCCTTGGAAGGCACGAGACAGAACGCACCCTTCTTCGACGCCTTCTCCTTCGCCATCTCAATGAACGCCTGGAACTTGGGGTTCTGCTTCAGAGAATTCTTAGCCGCCTTGCTGGCAGCCTTGGACACGATACGTCCATCTTTCATCATCAGGTCTTTCTTGGCGAGACCACCAGAGGTCGCATCAGCGTTACCGTGGAAAACTTCAGCGCGGGAACCAATCATCTTTATCTTATGCTTTGAAAATTTTTTTGATGTCCAGAATAGAAATCTTAGCACTCGTCCTGCTCACAGGGATTTGTTTTTCGATTCGCTCATCGTTGAGGACTTTGGAACACACGATAGACTTGTGTCCTTGGAGCGCAATCATCTCTTCCTCAACACTCACAAAACGGTCACACTCCTTGTAAATGAGTTTCTTCACATACACAGGTTTGGTCTGACCCGTCCTGTGACTCCTACCAATCGCCTGGAGTTCTGTCGCGGGGTTCCACGATGGGGCTGTGATATACACTCGCGTCGCCTCTTGGAGGTTCAGACCCTGGCCACCCGCCTTGATCTGGATGATAAAAATCGCACCGGGTGGAGCCTTCTTGAACCCCTCAATCTGTCCCACGCGTTCCTCCTTGTGGACCGACCCATCGATGCGGTACACCGGTCTCGTGAGATTCTTCTGGATGTGGTTCATCTCACCCCTGAATTGACAGAAAATGAGGGTCTTCTCAGTCGGGTGGCTCTCGACCATCTCGAAGAGGGTCTCCATCTTCTTGGAACGTCCCACCCACTTCTCACTCTGTGTTCCATCTTTCTTGGCCACACCGTCGATATACATTTGTGGGTGTATCATCACCTGTCGCGCGCGTAGAAGGCACTCCAAGATTACCATATTCTTCGCGTTGAGACTTTGGGCATCTCTGAAAGCATCTCGGATCGTCTCCTGTGCCTCGAGGAACACCATCTCATACAGATGTTTCTCATCGGGGTACATATCCAGTTCCACATTCTCGAAGTAACACGGAGGCAGTCTCAGTCGCTCATTGATCTGGGCCAGGTCATCCTTCGTTCGACGGAGGATATAGATATCTTTGATCTTGTTTGTCATCCCCTGAACAACCACCTTCGAGAGACCCAGGAATGTACACAGAGACACAAAATCCTCCATCGAATTAAAGACTGGGGTACCAGTCACGATCCATTTGATTTGGGTCTGGAGACGACACACACTCTTGAACAACTTGGACTTGTTGTTCCGAATCTCATGGGCTTCGTCCAAGATGACTCGATCCCACTGTACCATATGGAGAGCTGTCTTCGTATCAACTTTTGCCCCTTTCACTGTGAGGAGTGTATATGGCGCGAGGGTCACGTCGGCTTCTTTGATTCTCCTATCTGGACCATCAAAGATGTTGATCGTCAAGTTTGGCGCGAATCTGTTGATCTCTTCTGCCCACTGGGTGATGATGGATTTCGGCACGACGATGAGCGTCCGGGGTTTTGGGTTTCCGAGCATTGTCGCGATTAACTGGATGGATTTTCCAAGGCCCATTTCGTCGCATAAGAAGCCTCCCTTGGGTCCAGAGGTTTGCGCCTCCATCGTCAGGAGGAATAAGACCCCTTCACGCTGATAAGGCGCGAAGAGGCGCCCGTTAAGGGTGTTCTTAGCGCGGTTGTATTGTTCTTCAATAGACATTTTGACTTGATTTTATCGTGTTTCTATTTCAACTTAGGTACGCTAAAAGTTTCGATGCTATTTTCTCCGTCACCATGATGTACTCATAGTCGAACGGTTCACTCGCTTTGAACTCCACGACCTTATAATGAAAGGGGGGTTCCAGTAAAAGGATAGGCTTTTTCAACTTCTCATAATGTGCCTCGGTAAATTCACTTTTCTTAAAGTCATCCCAGTTCAGTGGACTCCTCCCTCCATTAAAGAGACTGATATTCCTGGAACGAAGGTGGTCGAGAACGTTTTGAATTTCAAGTGTCGTCATGATTTTCTCGTGGGTCTCTATCAACTTAGGTTTCTGTAACACTACGGTACTACTACACTTCAACTTATAAATATTTTTTAAAACAACTCTATAAGAACTTTCCATCTATGAATAAATAAAAGTTAGGATGGGGTAGTCCCGGGTTCATAAACTTTTTGTTTCTTTTTTTCCATATACTGATGATTGTATTCGGCTAACTTTTCCTTGTTCTTTTCACGGTACTTTAGAGTTGCCCATTGTCTTGGTGTCAACTTAGATGGATCCACATCACTGAGACTGACTGTCTGTCTTGGTCTCTTCTTCATCAATCTATACTCAAACCCTTCTGGTGGAGTAGGTAAGGTCACACCTTCCATTTACATATACTATGATTTTTTCTTTAAAGTGGGAACACAATAAAGTTTTCAGATTCGGTACTACTACACTTCAACTTATAAATATTTTTTAAAACAACTCTATAAGAACTTTCCATCTATGAATAAATAAAAGTTAGGATGAGGTAGTCCCAAGGTGTTACATAAAATTTTCAAAAATGTAAATCCCCAGGACAATCACCATAATAAAAAAATCAAGAGATTATTTTCTCAGGTATAGATAGATGGGTCATCAACCAACAATTTTCTACATCTTAGAAAATCAAATCTTGGGAACGTGGTGGGTCGGTAAGATGGAATCAACCTTGGATGGATGTGGTATGTGTCCGTACCGGTCTATAACCCAAGATCAACTAAACGATAAACTGGTGGAAAGGTACCACAGTCCAAACGCATACCTCACATTGGTGACACTAAACAAACGATGGAGTGCGTGCTACGGTGTGGAGCGCTGGTTGTCTAAACTTGAATACAAGATCAACAAAGAACCAGAGAAGTACCATGAACTCGAAGAACTTCTCAAGGCTGGGTGGGACGGTGAGAACGAAACATCCACACTGAGTGTCCTCCACGTACTCGAACACGGGCAACCTGTCGACAAGATATTCAAGAAACTTGTCACAAGCCGGGAGGGTCTCACCAGGTGTTTGAACACAAACAAGTACAGGACATATGAGGACAGGAAAAAAGATCCCGACTTTATGTACAGGTGTGCGCGCAAAGAAGTCTTACGCCAAATGGAAAAGACCAAGAAGTTACCGAAACCTGAAACACTCGCGAAGTATGAGATTAAAGAGGATGAGTTTAGAGAAGTCATGGGACCTCGAGGCATCATCTATAAAATCACAAGCCCTTCTGGGAAGGTCTACGTAGGGCAGACTATGCGTTCTTTTGAAACAAGGGTTGCAGAACATAAATTCAAGACTTCAAATTGTACTGCATTGAAGAACGCTATAAATAAGTATGGTGATGAAATGAAATATGAAATCATAGAGGAAGATGTTCCTCAAGAACATCTTGATGATAGGGAAATTCACTGGATAAGTCATTCCAATTCATTAGCACCAGGTGGGTATAATCTTAATACGGGTGGTCAGTTTTTTCAAATCACTCAAGAAGTGAAGGATCATATACGGGATGCTCAACAAAGATTAACAATTGAAAGAAATGGATATTTAGGTACTGTACAACAATCTGGTGATTTATTTATACCGAAGATTAACAATCATACCGTGTATGCCATTCTTTCAAATGGTTCATTTAATACCAAAGAAGAAGCTATAGAAGTTCTAAAAGAATATACACGAGATCCAGAAAAC